GCCGCTCAATACGCTGGCCTTTTGCTGGCGGATCGAGCGGCGGGATGGGGTGACGATCGGGCTGACCAGCCATGATCGGGATCTGGCCATTGGAGGCCTGACCTATCGCGCCGCGCCGGGGATGACGCCGTCTGCGGTGCGTAGCGGGATCGGGCTGGATGGCGAGGATAGCGACGTGGCGGGCGCGCTTTCCAGCGATGCGATCGGTGAGGCGGATTTGATGGCGGGGCGATGGGATGGCGCGGCGCTGGAATTGCGGCTGACGCAGTGGGAGGATGCACGGGGGGAAGCGCCGGGCGCGCTGTGGCTGATGCTGGCGCGGGGCGAGATCGGCGCGGTGGCGCGCAAGGGCGGCGGCTTTACCGCCGAACTGCTGGGCGCGGCGGCGGTGCTGAATGGGCCGGTCGCGCCATCGACGTCGCCCGATTGCCGCGCAAGGCTGGGCGATGAGGCATGCCGGGTCGATATGGCGATGCGGCGCAGGATCGTGACGGTCGCGGGCGTGGACGATGTTGATGTGGCGGTGAGCGGGCTGGTGGCGGGCGACTATGCGTTTGGCACTTTGCGCTGGATGACCGGACCCAATGCGGGATTGACGCAGGGGGTGGTGGACAATGGCACACAGGGCGTGACGCTGGCCGATCCGCCGGGCTTTGCCGTGGCGGCAGGGACGCTGGCGCTGCTGACGCAAGGGTGCGACCGGCAATTGGCGACATGCGCCACGCGGTTCGGCAATGGCGTGAATTTTCGCGGCGAGCCGTATCTGCCGGGTATGGACCTGCTGACACGCTATCCGGGGGCATGAGCATCGTAGAGCGTGCGCGGGCGATGATCGGCGTGCCGTTTCGGCTGCATGGGCGCAGCGAGATGGGGCTGGATTGCGTGGGGCTGGCCGCGATGGCGATAGGGCGGGACGCGCCGTGCGCCTATGGATTGCGGAGCGGCGATGTGAATCGGGCGCAGGTCTGGTTGTGGGCGGCGGGGCTGGCGCCAGTTGCGGTGGGCAGGCCGGGCGATCTGGCGCTGGTAAGGCCGGGGCCGTTGCAACTGCATCTGATGATCGGGACGGGCGTGGGGTTCGTCCACGCGCATGCCGGGTTGGGGCGGGTCGTGGAGACGCCGGGGGCATCGCCATGGCCGGTGATCGGGTGGTGGCGGGGGTGACGCCGCCACGTCTGGCCCGCACCTTATTATAGGGCCGGACTTTATACAGGGAGAGAGATATGGCGACGGTGGTGCTGACGGCAGTGGGGACTGCGTTGGGCGGGCCGGTCGGCGCGGCGATCGGCGGGTTGATCGGCAATATGTTCGACAGCCAAGTCTTGTTCAAACCCAAGGGGCGGGAAGGGGTGCGGCTGGCGGACCTGCAAGTGCAGACGTCAAGCTATGGCACGCAGGTGCCGCGGCTGTTCGGGACGATGCGGGTGGCGGGGACGGTCATCTGGGCGACGGACCTGAAGGAAAGCAAGAGCAAGAGCGGCGGCGGCAAGGGGCGGGCGAGCGTGACCAGCTATGCCTATTCGGCGAGTTTTGCGGTGGCGCCGTCGGCGCGGGCGATCCGGTCGGTGGGGCGGATCTGGGCCGACGGCAATTTGCTGCGCGGGGTGGCGGGGGACTTCAAGAGCGAGGTGTCGGCCTTTCGCGTGCATGGAGGCGGGGAGGACCAGTCGGTCGATCCATTGATCGCGGCGGCGCAGGGGGAGGCGCTGGCGCCTGCGCATCGCGGCATGGCCTATGTCGTGTTCGAAGATCTGGCGCTGGCCGACTATGGCAATCGCATCCCGTCGCTGACGTTCGAGGTGGAGGCCGATGACGGGCCGGTGTCGATCGGGGCGGTGGCCATGGATATCAGTGCGGGCAAGCTGGATGGGGAGGCGCTGGCCAGTGTGGACGGTTTTGTGGCGAGCGGGGCCGATGTTCGCGCGGGAATAGCGCCGCTGGTCGAGGCGCATGGGCTTGCGTTGCGATCGGATGAAGCGGGGCTGCACCTGGTGACGGCGGGTACGGTGGCGCAAGGCGCGATCGGCGCGGATGTGCTGGCGCGGCGGGTGAACGGGCAGGCGGTGGATGCGGCCGAGCGATCGGGCGCGGCGGCCGATGGCGTGCCGGTTGCGCTGAGCCTGCGCCACTATGATGCCGCGCGCGATTATCAGGCGGGCGTGCAGCGGGTGACGCGGCCGGGGCCGGGGCGGCAGGAACAGGGGATGGAGGTGCCTGCCGTGATGGCGGCCGATGCGGCGCGGCGATTGGCGGCGGCGCGGCTGGCGGACGGATGGACCGGGCGGGCGACGATGGCATTGCGGTGCGACTGGCGTGCGCTGGCGTTTTCGCCTGGCGCGGTGGTGACGGTGGCGGACGCGCCGGGGCTGTGGCGGATCGAGGAGCGGGAATGGGAGGCGATGGCGGTGCGGATGGCGCTGCGCCGGGTGCCGGGTGCTGGCGGAACGATGCCGCCGGGCGCGTCTTCGGGCGCGATCGTGCGGCAGGCCGATGCGCCCCATGGTGTCACCACGCTGATGCTGGCCGACCTGCCGCAGATGGGCGATGGGGCGGCGAGCACCCCCGTGCTGGTCGTGGCGGCGAGCGGGGGCGAAGGATGGCGCAGTGCGGCGCTGTTCGTGATGGGTGCGAGTGGAGAGGCTATACCGATTGGGCGGAGCGCGCCGCGGGCGATCATGGGGACGGCGGACGGGGCGCTGTCGGTCGGGAGCGCGACTTTGGTCGATCGCAAGCATGGGCTGTCGGTGACGCTGTTGGCGCCGGACATGGCGTTGGGAAGCGCGGATGAGGCTGCCTTGGGGCAGGGGCGCAACCTGTGCCTGGTGGGGAAGGAGCTGGTGCAGTTCGACACGGCGGTGCGGACGGGGTTGCGTAGTTATCGGCTGAGCGGGCTGCGGCGCGGGTTGCGTGGCACGGAATGGGCGATGGCGGATCATGCCGTGGGCGACCCTGTGCTGCTGATCGAGGAGGACCGGCTGGTGGAGCCATTGGCGGCAATGGGCATGGTGGGCGAGCCGGGCGCGACGCTGAAGGTTGCGGCGGTCGGGCTGGGCGATGTCGAGCCGGTGGAGGCGACGCTGGCTATCGGCGGCGTGGCGCTGGTGTCGCCGTCTCCCGTTCATCTGACGCAGCGGGGCGAGGCGGGCGGTCATATGTTCGGCTGGGTCCGGCGCAGTCGCGCGGGATGGCGGTGGAACAATGGCGGCGACGTGCCTTTGGTCGAGGAGGGGGAACGCTATCGCATCATGGTGATGGATGGCGCGACGGTCGTGCGGAGCGCGGAAACGGGCGAGGCGCGATGGGCCTATGACGCGGCGATGATTGCCGCCGATGGAACTGGTGGGCGAACGCTGGTCATGGACGTGCGCCAATTGGGAACTTGGGCGCAGGGGCGCGCCGCGCGGATCGGCTTTACCGCCTGATGACATCATGAACGATTGGGAGACAGGCTATGGACGCAACACCGCGCTGGGCATTGCCGATGCTGTTTGCAGGGCAGGCGCAAAAGGAAATCTATCATAATGAGGCGTTGGCGCTGATCGACATGCTGTTGCATGGGTGTGTGGAGAGTGCGGACCGGAACGCGCCGCCGGTCGCGCCCATGGCGGGACAATGCTGGATTGTGGCGAGTGGGGCGTCGGGCGACTGGGCCGGTCACGCGGGGAAGATCGCGCTGTGGACCGAGGGGGGATGGCGTTTCGTTCCGCCGCGCGCGGGATTGGCCATCGACGTGGCGGATCGCGACCACGGGCTTTTTTATGATGGGACCGAATGGCGGCCGGGGAACATACGCGGCGAGAGCCTGTATATGGGTGGAGAAAAAGTGGTGGGCTTGCGGGGCGGCCCTATCGCCGGTCCAGTTGGTGGCGGGGTAATTGACGCAGAAGCGCGCTCTACGCTGGGCGACATTCTGACGGCCTTGCGTTCCCACGGGCTAATCGCGGCCTAATGTTACGCTATTGTCATCTTGTTGTTCCGGCACCCGATCAATAGTCTGAAATATGACATTTTTAGCTTTTGGAAACTATGATTGCCGGGCTAGTGCGTTATTTTTGCAACGGTTTCACTAATTGTGGACTTGCCATGAAACCTTCTTGTGAATACAGGGTTTCAGCAGTCCTTCGTGACACTCTT